TTTTTCAAATTCGGAGTTGATTTTTATTGCTTCCTCAGTTTTTTCTTTAACTTTCTCAATCCCACTTGTGTCAACATTGGTATCGGGTGGAGAATTATTATTAGGGGTATCGTCCAAATTCGGAGACTTAGTTTGCAATGAAACTTTCGCATTTGAAGTGATCTTATTTTTTATTTTCTCCGCTTGAGCAAGCTTAGTTTCAAGCATTTTTAATAGTTCTTCGATCTTTTGCGACGCTCCGCTCGTACTCTCGTTTATTTCGTCTAATGTGGCTTGTGTACACTTCTCTCCGTAATTCTTAACCTTATCCTGAAGCGTTTTGCACTTTTCCTGTAGTTCCTCGAACGTATCTGACTTTATCTCAAAATCGTTAATCTCCTTTTTCGCTTCCTCAAACGTCTTGCCTAGTATATCCTTAATACGTTTTTGAACAGCGCTGAAGCTGTTTGAGATTTGGTCGGACGCTTTCTGACACGTCCCCTCAAGCTGCTTTTTGGCTTTGTCAATGCCGTATGAGGTCTTATCGTTTATCTCAAGGTCGAGATGTATTTTTCCCACCGAATTTCCCTCGCTCATACCACACCACCTTTCTTATTTATTGTTTAGCCGAATGCCTGAGCAATCATCTTCTGAAGTGCTGCTATATCGTTCATTCGGCTTGTCTTTGAAGCTTTAGCCTTTTGGCTTGCTTTAAACCTAGCCCATTCCCGCCTTATAGCCTTTTCATGCGGCGTAAGCTGTTTCAGCCTCTCCTTGTTTGTTTCGCACCGTATCGAAACTACACGACCCAAAGGCGTATCGTCCATAAGACCGCTTACAAGCTGCGCCCAATCGGAATACTTTAAATCGTCCTGATCACTTGGCAGTATGTGATACTGCTTTGCGATAGATTCGGCTATAAGTTGTTTGTCGTATTCGACATCGTAATAAGCTTCGCTACTTACTGTCTTTCCCTTGAAATCGATCCTGATAAACTTCAGGCTCCTCTCCTGTTGCCGCCGCCAAAACAAGAGAAAACAGCTCAATATATGCCTTAAAGCTTAACTCCATTTTCTCAATCTCTGCGTATTTCTTAGGTGTAAGAAGTATCTTTAAAGCTTTGTCCGATTTATTTAAAAAGTCGTCCTTGTTTTCGTCATTTACCGAATTGACGATTTCCATAACTTTTTGAACGGTTGATTTTCTGTCGTCAACCGTGAATGTCTCATCTCCTACCTGTACGGCAGGACGTTCGCATAAAAGTTTCTTGTCGAGTGTATATAGTTTTGCCATAATCTTTCTTCTCCTTTTCGTTAAAAATTAAATCCGCCCTGCTGATTACAGAGCGGATTATATTAATAGTGTGTTTACGCTGCACTTGCCGGGGTGTATGTAGGCTCGCCGTCTGACATAACATCAAACTCAATCGGTGCAACTGCTGTTGAATCTCCCGAAGCCCAGTTCGTAACAGAAATTACGCACGGAATGAGCAAGGTAGCGCCGTCCGGGAAATTCCACTTGAATGTTGTATGCGCCTTACTTCCTGTCTCAAGGGCAAGGCTGTTAATGTAATCGTTTCCTTCGTCTCCGACATTTCTCTTTCCGCTTACAGAAATAGTAATCGACTTTCCTGTTACAAGACGTCGTGTCCAGCCATGCTGATCGAACGGCTTCCATTCTTCTGTGTTTCCGTCAATAGAAACCGAGAAAGATTCCATATCAGCTATGGTTTTCATTGAAGCTTCTGTTTTGCCGTCTCCGCCTGTAGTATCAACCGCAAACTGATTCTCGTAAACGGGATATACTCCTGTGTTTGCCATTTAAAATCAATCCTTTCTTTGATAAATTAATGTTGTTTCGATTGCATATTCACACACGCCCTTTTCGTCCTTGCCGATATAAAACGGCAATCGGGTTTGTGTGAACTTTACTGTGTACTCGCCTGACTGAATATTCCTCACATCGGACAAAATCTCAAATATTTCATTTGCCTTTTGTTCTGCTGCTGTGGGATTGTCAGTCCAATGTACAATAATTGATAAATCCTTGTAAAAAAATCCTGTTTGGGATTTGCCACCCAAACAAAGCCGTTTTTGCTGCTCTTTTAGAAGGAAAACTCCTATTGCTTTCTCTTTGTTCTCGTCGAGATTTCCTGCGTAAATGTCTTCAATGTCGAGAAGTTCCGCCAGCATATCGGCAGCGTTAAGTAAAGTCATCACAATTTTGCTCTCCTCTTATATTCTTCTTTAAATTCTTCTGCGACAAACTCTTTTTTATCGCCTGTAAGATACGGTTCAAACCAATGTCCACTCCTGCCGTGCCGAAATTTAAGCTTACGTTCGGGTTGTGCAATGACTTTCTTTTCGCCCTTGTCAGCGAATGCTTTGCCTGAACTGCTGCCGACCATAAGCTTTTCGTAATACAAATACCGTACATATAGCGTACTGTTAGACAAGGCATATTGTTTTCCCTCTTCAATCGTATCAACTGAAAAATCGCCTTGTAACGCTCCGCTGTCGAGCGGTACAGTATCTTTGACCTCTGCCTCTACAGCTAACAACGCCGCCTTTGCCGCCTCGTCTGCCGCCTTTTTGAGTTTTTTGATTGCCGTCTGATCAATAGTAATCTTAACGCCCATTAAATCAGCTCCAACATTGTGTAATTCACTGTGCCATCGGGATTTTTACCCTTGTATGAGCTTGAAATCTTGCGAACGATTGTACCGCCGTTTATCTCAACACTTCCGCTTATGGTGTCGCTGTCGGGGGTTATATCTCCGTTGAAATAAAGCTTACCCGATAGTGTTATAAGCTGCTTTTCGGCGTTTAACTTCTGCGAGGACTTTTCATCATGAAAACATTTACCCTCAAAAACTGTCGTTTGTTTTGGAGAGCCGTCACGGTTAAGTCCGTCCGTCTGATAGATTTTGACACTCGTATTGCAAACTCTGTCGGGTACTAATGCAGGATATTTCATATCAAATCCCCCTATAGCAAAGCCCTGTCTGCACAAGCAGGGCGTACACGTCGCTTGTCGTTGTCACGTTTCCGATAGTAAATACTTTTGACTTGTCAAACGACATTGACACGCCCGATATGCTGTACGAAGAAAGAGGGCTGTCGAGCAGTTCAGCATTGTTATAAGCAAATTCAGCCTGCTTCTTAACGGCTTCTTTTACAATATCCTGCTGAAACCTTGTAAGATTATCAAAGCCCTGTTTTACAATTCGATTAAAAGTCAAGCTGTCAATAGCTCTGCCGGCTTCAGATAATCTCTGCTCAAGTTCGTCAAGCGGTATTTCACCGATATACTCTTCAGGACTTAAATACATACTTACTTCTCCGTTTTCTTAAGCTTTGCTACCTGTGCCTTTAACTTCTTATTTTCCGCAATTACTTTTTCATATTCAGAGTACTTCACTGTAGACTGCGGAGAGCGTTCAACGACATTGCCGTCATCGTCTGCAATGTCATAGCCCTGTGCAAGATATGCATCTTTTGACGCTTCATCTATGGTATAGATCTTGTTAGCCTTTATTGCTTTCATTAACTGTACCTCCCTGTACTGGCGTTGTTGTTTCAGGTTCTGCATGAATAATACATCCGTCCTTAAACAGATGATCAATTGCGAATGTGCCGTTGTATCTCCTGTTCTGATACAAATAGTTGTCAGATGTTCTGCTGTCAGAGCCAGGAGCAAAGAGATGAATGTAAGAGTACTTAACACGAGATACTTGTGCTTCAGGGTCAACTAAGATATAGTCGATGTTCTTCGCTGTAGTAGCCGCTTTGCAGCCCTCTGTAAAGTCATACAAAGTCTTAAAACGTGTGGAAGGTACAACAACGATATTTCCTATATCGTCAAGAGTATGTACTCTTCTGTCGATGCCACCGCCCTGCTTGATGTCAAGAGTTCTCTGAATACCCTCAGCATTTTTTAAAAGCTTCTTGTATGACGATGTACAGTAGAGTACAAGTCTGTCAAGAGGTACTCCGCTGTCCTCTAGCTTCTCTAAATTCTCATCAAAATCTGAAAGAATGTTTGCGGTAGTTAGTGCAGTTGTCTTGATCTGAGCACCGACTCTCTTAGCCTCGGAATACAGCTTTGAGAACGTATAACTATCAAGTTCGGGAATAGCCTGTGTTCTGTCAAATCTGTTTTGAATATTTGCGAGGGAAACGATCGTATCTGTTTCATCAAAGTCCATCGGATCAACAACAAACTCGATCGAGCGGTCGTGATCAAGCGTCTTTGTTTCAAAGTCGTTTGCATAGCTGCCCTGCTTAAAGCCGAGACTTCCTCTTGTGTGGTCCTGATAGCCCGATACCGACAATGTAGGTATCTTAATGGTTTTTGCGCCCGTGATGTTAATATCACCGTTTGAATGATAGAGAGCGTCAGAAACGGATTCCTGACCGTAAAGCTCTCTTAGTTGATTGCTGAAATTTTCAACATAGTTAATTGTGTTTGGCATTTCTTATCACTTTCCTTTCTTTACTTTTTCTTCAAGCCAAATGCTTTTGACAATCTGTCATCTGAAGCGCCTTTATCGGATTCGGAGCTGTCCGCCCCAACCTTAAAGCCGCCTTTAGATTTGCCGTTTTTGTTATCCTTGCCGTCTGCTTTCCAGTCGGGGTATTTTTTTGCAACCGACTGCAACGCCGCCGAAATCTCAACACCGTCTCTCTTAACGATAGCCTCAGCAAGTGTGACCGCATCCTCCATGCAATCGAGTGCAAAACCGATTTTCATTGCTTCGAGCTGTGTTTTCAGCGTGAGATTTTCAGCTTTAAGCTGATCTACTTCGGAGAGTTCGGGAGTTTCAGGGGCTTTACTTTCGTCATCAGCCTTATCATCGGTTTTCTCTTCCGGTTCCTTGCCTTCGGATTTTTCCTCAGACTTTTCACCTTCACTGTTTTCGTCAGCTTGGCTTTCGTCCGGTGCTTTCTCTTCCGGCTTTTTCTCCTCCGAGTTTTCGTCCTTTTTCTCTTCGAGCTTCTCCTGCTCGGAAGCATTGGACTTCTTATCCTTTTCTTCCTCTTCGGGCTTTTTCTTTTCTTCTGCCATTTTTCTCATTCCTTTCTAAAAATTTTATAATTACTTGCGTCCGCCAAAGGTCATTATCCCGAAAATACTAACCAACGCAACGCAGATAATCAGCGTTATTTGTACAGATACAGGCAATTAAACCGCCTCCTTTCGTAAATTTAGGCATAATAAAAGCACCTGAATAAATTCAAGTGCTTAAGTCAACTATTAAATTTAGGTATAAAAATAGCACCTCGTAAAATCGAGGTGCTGTTTTTTGTTTAAATTGAGATCACTAAGAAAGATATTTTTTTGTATACTCTGTC